CTGGGTTGGATGCGCAAGCGTCGGCGTGGAGTCTTTTCGCGACTGGCGGACAGGCGATCGGGAGAGATCTCTTGTGGCTGACATTTTCCATACTCTGAAATGAGAATTTACAAGTACAAGGATAACTAGCACAGAATAAACAACAAACACAATGGATTTTGGGACGACCACAATCAAAACAATCAGTAGTTGGTAAACAAAGACACTGGTTGCGTTCACGTTCACAAGAATGGCAGAGAGAACAAATTTGAGCTTTACACTTTTCGCACGAACGTTGTCGGACAAACGGGTATTGAAGAGATAATCGAGGAAATACCTCATCACAATTGACGGCTCCAATGCCGCCATAATAAACCTTAGAAAACAGTGTGGAATAAGCTTCGAAGGGTTTCAAAGTTATTCCATATTTCTGCGCAGCTTTCGTAGCTGCGTTACAAATGATCGCATAGAATTCAGGGCCATATAAAACTGACTCGTAGCAGGCGGAATCAATAGCTGCGGTAATAGTAGCTGGATCGTAGCGCACGCCAGTGTTCTGCCAAGCCTTTCGTCGCGTGTTATAAACACAAAATGAAAGCATCTTGGCAAACGAATTGACGTCGATTCTTCCTACAACGACCCCGTTAGTCCTAGCGAAGGTTCGTTTGAGAAACTGTAATTCTTCAACTGGTTTAAGACCAGTATTTTCAGATTTATCAGCGGCGGTGATGGTAAGTCCGAGTTTGGTACATTCTGCGGAGAATGAATCAAAATTAAACCACTCAACAACGTCTTCAGAAATGCCACACAGATTGTCATCACCGTAAACGGCAAACGAAACTGAGGACATAAATGCTGTGAAATTGGCTTTCTTTGGACAATGTTCGCGAGCGAGCTTCATCCAAATATAAAAATAATAAAACATATTAATTAAACAGTTATCCAATGCGGTATGTGGTTGACCGGAAACCACACCACCTGGAGCCTCAACGATATTATCGTAGTACCACAACCACGGTTT